AAATTTTTAACATATTTAGAACTTGTCTTATATTTAGCCCAAAATTCTGAAGGATCACAACCCTTAGCATATCTACATCCATAATATACCAAACCTGTTGGTATATGTTTCAGTAGATATGTATAAGGTGTTGTCATAAACTATTAACCACCGATCTCTGTGAAGTTCGCAGAAGAGCGAGCAGCAACAAAGTTCAGAGTAATGTAATTGATAGAGCGATTTGGCTTAATGAAGATGTCAGCAATAAATTCGTTGCGATCAATAACTTCCCCAGTGTTGTTAGTGTCATCGCACTTAACACGGAAATCTACAATACCACGACGACCTTGAACATCACGTAAGAATGGCTCGACTAGGTTCTTGAATTGAGCACGAGTAAAGCTGTCGTTAAATTCAAACAACTGGAATTTAGCAGCAGTGGCAATCGCCTTTTCAACAACGATAAACAAGCGACGTACGTTAATACGATCAAACGCAGATGGTTTAGTCTGCATAGTTTTGTCACCGTAAAGAACAACACCTTGTCCTGGGAATGAAACAACAGGATTGATACCAGCCTTGTAGAGCAGATCGCGGCTTGTCTTGTCTGGGTTATGAGCCAAGCGAACAACGTTCTTAATTTGTCCACGGTTATAACCACCTGGAGACCACCATGGGTCGTTAGTGTAGTCAGTACGAGCACACAAACCAGCAGTGTCAGCATTCAATGTAACATAACGATACTTGTCGTTATAACGATCATACTGATATTTGAAACCAGAATCCATAACAGCATAGCTGTGGATTGTGTTCATTGCGTTACGGAAAGCAATAATAGCAGCAGTTTCAGTAGAAGTATTTCCGATAATAACTTCACCAGTAACAGCGTTCACTGGTGACACGAAAGCAACGCAATCGGCACGAGATTGAGCAATATCAGCAATATATGCGGCATTCGTTGAAGACGCTTTACCAGCGATCAATAAACTTACATCATACAATTCTGCGTTAGCAAACAATTGATAAGCACTCTGCTGTTGACCATCAGTCATTGTGAAATCGTCAACACCACCGCTCAAATCATAATCACCAGTAGAGATCATGTTGCTAAATGCCTTTGATACTGCAGTAGTTCCCCAATCGGTGTTAGTTTGTGGATAATCCATCCACCAAACATATGATGACAGTGTATTAACTACGTTTCTGTAGTGATTACCAGTACCATCTGGTTTCTTAGCATCAGATGCTTTTGACACGAATGGGAATTTCTCAAGAACAGTTCCTGGAGTACCAGTCCAAACACCAGTGCGATCAGTGATCACGAGGTGAATTTCGTCGTTAGTACCACCAACACTGGCAGCGTAAGTTGAAGTTGACGGAGCCGAATCAAATTCTGCTTTGTATTCCCAAGTAGACCATGTTGACGAATCACAATAGGCCACGCTAATTGAGTTACCTTGAGTTCCTGGATACTTAGCAGCAAATTCGCCGACAACACCTGCGCCATTCGCGTAAGTGTCTAAGTAGTTCTCAGAATTTTTGATTTTAACGCCAGCGCTAGCAAGTGTAGGAGTTAAAACGGCCAAAGTTCCTGATGGAGGATTAGCAACAGTAACTGTTGGGACAGAAGAATAACCCGAACCAGCTGTTACGATAGTAGCAGTAGCGATACTTGAAGAAGCAACAGTAACTGCGCCAGCAATAGCATTACCTGTTGTGAACGAAGCAGTTACTGTTCCTTTGTATCCACTTCCACCATTATCAACAGTAACAGAAGTTACAGCGCCAGCAGTCAAACCTACTGTAAATGTAGCACCAGACCCGCCACCAGAAGATACAATTGAAACTGTTGGTGCAGTCACATATCCAGAGCCACCATTTGAAATGGCAACTGCAGTAATTGCGCCGCCAGTTAAAGTTACAGAAACTACAGCTTGAACACCGCCAGTGATCTGAGGAGCAGAAACTGTTACTGATGGGGCAGCGGAAGTAGAACTATACCCTGTGCCTGCATTAGTAATTACTAGTCCTGAGAGACCACCAGTTGGGACAGCAACAGCGTTTTTAGACAGTGTTGAGTCTGCACGAACTAGCAGAAGGTTATTTGCATACGATAAAAAGTTTGCAGCTGAAAAGAAAGATTGGAAGTTGGAATCGTTTGGACCACCAAATTGCTTAACCAAAACATTTTCCGAAGAAACTGTTACTGGTTGCATAACTGGACCCCAGGAAAAAGAACCAGCAAAAGCGCCGACAGAAGAACTAACTGCTGGGACAATTGATGAGAAGTCTTTTTCTACGACTGCAACACCTGGACTAAGTTGAAAAGGCATTGTATTTCTCCTTGTTACATGTTATTTTGTTTGCCATTTGAGTTTGAGCATCTCACTAAATTATTTAGGATTTTCAACTTTTCAAAAATTATATAGGACTGGTTCTTCAGAACCTTGTCCGTCACTAATAAATCCAAATGGGGTTAATTCGTTTTCAATCATTTTAATTCGAGAAGCATAAATCATCTCTCTCAAGTTTACATCATTTAAATCTTTAAAATAAGGCTGAGTTGTAAGCCAACTAAACAACACAAGAGTCATAACTAAATCATCATTATATCCATCATCTGCGGCATATGTCCCTCTAGACTCGATAAAAGTTGTAATCTCTGAAATTGTATCTGCATCGGGAATTAATAACTTCTGCTCCTCCAGCAACGTCTTAAAATTCATACAACCAATTCGTTTTACTTTTCTATCCGTAAGAACACCCAATTGTGCCTTACCACCACCAAACCCACCCGAGACAGTTTGACCAGTGGTGCTTCTATTAACAAACAGTATATTTTCGTATTCTAATTCTTGGTGTAAAATTGAAG